GTCTCGTTTCCCCACTTTTCAAGTTCTTCTTTAAATATATCAAAGTCTTTTTTCCTTACTCTTCTATACCAATCTCTAGTAGGTTCTGGTGAGTTTATACCATAATGTTTTAAAACTGTTCGTGCTAAAGACAAACAATCTACTGCATGATGTTTTATAGGATCAGCACCTAATCTATAAGGTAAACCAATAAGTTGATGTGGCTTCATCTATTTTGAATATCACTTGTTACAGGTAGTTTACCAACAACTTCAGTAGTCAAAACTAAACTAGGCACGTTACTTCCAACAGAATCTATAGCACTACTTAATAAAACTTCAACAACTTCTGGATCATAAGATAATGAAGCAGCAAGCCATGTATCTGTTGTTAAAGTATTTGTTATATTATCAATATCATCATTAGCTGCAATACATACATTTACTTCTACAAAATATTTGTTAAGAACAGCCTCTTGTGCTTTTGCCATACTTAACGGATGATTACCCATTATTAAATTAGACTCAATATTATCTCCTGATTTATTAATAGTTGTGCCTTGATAAATAAATGGTAAATAATGATAATTTTGACCATTAAATAAAATTGTATTTTTTACAGAGTTTGGATCTTCAGATGGTTCTCTTTTCGCATTTTGCAGTAAATGTTTTGTACTTTTATTGCCATTTATATCTACACTAAATACCTCTACAAAAGTAACTAAAGTTGTAATACTCATATTCCTAATGATGCACGTTGACTTCTAGAATTTCTAAGTGTATTTATAGTTTGTGCTTTACCTGCCATTGCACCTTGCTTTGTAGCAGCACCAATAATTTCAGGCACAGCAGATTTTGGAACGTACTCATCACCATTAAAGTTTAGAA